ACCGGCCGCTACGCTGATGCCGTATACCTGCACATTCGTCGCGCCGTCTGTCGATACGGCTGTAGAGGTCAGGTTGGTGATGGTGACATTGGACAGTGTGATGGTCGGCAGGCCGCGCTTCGGCACCACGTATGGCATGGTAAACCCATAACCAAGTCCGGCAGCCGTCGCGCCGCCACCCATATAGAAGTTCTGCAACTCGTAGAACCGCTGGCACTTCGCCAAGTCCTGCTGCGGGTCCAGCTTCTCCAGCGGCGTCGCGACGCTGCCGACTTCGAGCTGCACACCCCATAGCTGGACGGTGCCGGACTGCACGCCGATGTTGCCAGCGCCGGCATTATTCGTGGCGCCGGACGAGAACCAGAACTGGACACCGGTATAACTGTCGTTGTTGGTTCCGAGTGTCTTACCAGCCATGCTGGGCAACGCGAACGTCACCGAGTAACGTGCCCAGGTCGTGGTCAACGCAACAGATTGCGCCGCTACATTCACGGGGGCTGACGGCGAGCCACCAGTGCCGAACCACTGATACGTGGACATCCCAAGACGAAGCGCGACTGACGCGACCGCAAAAAAACTCAGCGTGACTGTCTTGCCGGCCAGCCGCCGCACATTTTCTATATACTGAGTTATCTCATTGTAAGCCGCCGCCCCGGCATTGCCGGTGAACACGTTTTGCAGCAGATAGGAAGCCGTCTCATCACCGACTGCCGAACGCATACCGTCGTTTGCTGCCACCTGCAATATACCCACGGCGTCCAGGTTGACGCCTAATACCCACCGATCCAGCGTGTAGCCTGTCGTCGTCCACGACCCCGCCCCGCGCTGTGCGATGTTCATCAGCCCGTTGTGTATATACGACCGGCCGACGTTGTTGTATGCCCCCGACGCCACCGAGACATTCGTAAACGCCGCCACCTCGGACATCGTCGCGTGGTAGGCATTCGTGTCACCAGAGCGGGCCAGCGGCAGCATGTCGGAGGACAGCAACGTGCCGGCATCGGCCGCCTGGCTGATCTTGATATTGGCCATCTATCCCCACCCGATGGTGTTGAGCGCCTGGACGAAAGCGGTGGTCGCGATGCTGGTATCGTTGTCGCCGGGCGCAGGCGTCGGCGCGGTCGGATTGCCGCTGAACGCCGGCGACGCAATCGGCGCCCCGCCTACCGACGTGATATCGCCGATCGTCATCGTCACCGCGCCGCTGCGGCCATTCCACGTCGAGACGCCGGCGGCACCTACAGCGCCCCCTGAACGCACGAACATCTCGTTGAAGAACATCCGCCATTCGACGCGGAGGTGTGGGTCCACCACGCCATTCGACTCGCCAATGATGATCGGCGAGGACGGGATCGTCACCTTGAGAGCACCGCTCATGACAGACCCGGATTCAGTTCCACCCAAGCACCCTGAAGCGCCGTGCGCACCGGCGCGGTCCAGGTCAGCCGGAACACCCGATCGCGCGCATATCCGAGCCGCTGGAACTGCACGGAAGTGACATACTCGCCGTTGCCCCCGAGTGTTTGCGGCACCGGGTTGCCGTAGGTGTGGCCGCGGTCGTCGCTCCAGTCGAGGAATAGCTGATACGGCGAGACGATGGTGCTGGCGACGATGTTGTCGAGGCCGAGGCTGTCGGTCGGCACCTCGTCCCATTCCCAGGAGCCGCTGCCGTTCTCCACCAGCCAAGTGCTGTTCACGTCCGCCTCGGTGGCCATCACGCCGGTCGGGATGGAATTGAGCCCAAACATGATCCGCCCCGGTGCGGTATATGTCCCGTCGGTCAGCGCGATCGCTGGCGTGACTGTGCTCTGCCACTGCCCGTTCGGACCCATATACATCCCGTCGGACGAGCGTTGGACACTCAGCGTCAGCAGTGTGCCTAGCGCGGTCAGCAGGCAGTCGTACCAGCCGTCCGACGGCGGCAACCCGAGCGGCATCAACTCGCCGCCCAGCTGCGCGTACCAGTTGCCGTTATAGATCTGGATGCCGGCCCAGTAGCCGCTGCCGCTGACACTGGTTGCCCGCACCGCGACCAGCGCCGAACTGCCATTCACCTCTGCCGCCGCATTCGGCAGCACGCGAAACGCAATGCTGTAATCCGCCACCGGCGGAAACGGCCCGCTCGATGTATAGGTGGTGTCGCCGTTGACCGCGATCGCCTTGTTGCCCTCCAACTCCGCACCGGCGCCATCCACCCGCGACCATGTTGCATTCTGCTCCACCGGAGACGGCGAGTAATTCTCGACCAGCGTGCCGTCAGGGCCAGTGAAGAAGCACTCGATCAGGCCCTGCTTGATGCCGGTCGAGCCGCCCATGCCGGTTTCGATGTCGGCGATCAGGCTGGTGTAGAACACCCGTTTGGCATCGTTCAGCAGATGCGGGAACGAGCGCGAGCGCTTGATCGGCGCGCCGTTGTCGGTGAGGTTGTTGTGACTGATCAGATACAGATTGCCGTTCTGCCAGTCGCCGCCGAGCACCTGGCTGCCGCCGTAAATCGAGCAGACGCAATTCACCCTATGCCGGTGGTCGTTGCCGCTGCCGTCGGTCCACACCCACTCATGCCAGGAGCCGTCGCCGATATCCATGACCCAGGTGCGGTCGGAGGTCGGAAACGACAGCACATAGAACGCGTGGCCATCGAGCATGTAGACGAACCCGACGGCGTCGGTGACCGTGTAGTCGGTCCAGGCGGCCTCGACGGCATAGGTCGAGACACGCTTGGTCTGATAGCCAGCGGCCTGCAAGACGAACGTCGCGCCCTCACGGTTCTGCGCCAGCCACAGGATCGAATTGTCGTGGGTGGCAACCGAGTATTTCGCCACCACGCCGTGATCGACGAAGGTCGCCTGGATCTGCCCGAACGGAAAGTCTGGCGTCCCCATGTTGGCCCAGATTTCACACGTCCGTTGCCCCAACAACCAAATTTCCCGCTTGGCCACCGCGAGCGTCACCAGCAGATCGGTAAAGCTCGACTTGTCGGCGAACCACAGCGTGTCGAACGTCACGGCCAGGCTCTGGCTGCTGTAGAACTGCGGCGTGCCCGGCTTGTTGAACAGCAGATAGGTGTCGAGGTAGTCCACCCGGTCGGCGCCGGAGAACATCCCGGTCGGATCGCTGATCTGGGCAAACGCATCGGTCGACTGCGCCACCGTCCAGCCGTTGGCCGAGCCGTCGACGATCACCAGCGTCAGGGTGTTGTCCTGCATGCTCACGGGCGTCGTGAGCCCCGGCGTGATGCTACCCAGCAGCGTGCCGGTCCAGGTCGTGGGATTGATCCGGTAAACACCTGACCCGGAGACCGCGTAGATGTTGCCGTTGGTGGTTTGTTTGAGGCCCCGCACGCCGCCTTGTGGGAGGGTGCCGGCGAGCGCGATGCCGGGGGTGGGATAGTGCGCATACATGGCCGGCTCGCCGGTCTGCTGCGGCATCGGCTCGGCGAACAGGTTGACCGAGCGTTGCGCGCTGGCGATGACGCTGCGGGCCATGTATGCGCCGGAGTTGAGCGCTAGCCGTGGCATGGCGTCTGGGTGTAGTCGCTCATACCGCCCTCATGCTGTGATGGAGTGAGCGATGACCGAACCGACCGACGACTACGACCGCGCGGTGGCGTTGATCGCCGCGAAGCTCGATGCCCTGATTCTGAGCGTGGCCGCGATGCGCGCGACGCTCGCGCAACTGGAAGCGGAAATGGAGAGGTTATACCGCAGTCCGGCAGGAGTAGCGCGCCGCTCATGTCACACTCCCGCCACAGCAGCCCACGTGCCGCCGCCGGCGCTGACATAGAGCCGCGCGCCGGCTGCACCGCCGGTGCGCATATACAGGCTGCCGATCGGCTGTGTACTGGCAGGCACCGCCGCGCCGCTGGTGATGGTTGGGCCAGCTGCGTTAACTGTAATCGCGCCGTTCACCTGCGCGCCACCATTGGTCACTTGCAGTGACGCAGCCCCATTCGCCACCAGATTGAGCGTGTTCGCCGTCACGCTGATGCCGTAGCTGTTGCCAAAGATGTTGAGTTGCTTCGACAGGTCGGTGGGCGAGGACGCCACTGTGCCGGAGCCGCAGACGAGGTTGGTGTTGCCGGTGATCGAGCCGGCCACGGTCAGTGCGCCGGTCACCGTGCCGCCGGCGAGCGGCAGACCACCGCTGACCGCCCCCTCATTGGCGCCGTCTACCCATCCGACAATGGCCGAGCCGTTCCAGTTGAAACCGATTTGGTTGGAACCCGCGCCAAGGCCACTATACTGAATGCCCGGTGCGCTGCTGATGGCAACCGGACCGGTGAACGTGATCCCACCTTCTACCGTGGTGGGAGCGGTCAGATGCACCGCGCTCCCGGCAACAGCGGAACAGCCCGCCAGGTGGAACACCCCACCTTCTTCCCAGGTGTTGGTGAATTGGGTGTTGGTGCCGTTGTTCACGACATTCGTAGTATTCCGTGCGAAATAGCTGCCGTTGAACAGAGCGTTGCCCACGTTGGGCCCGATCGTCACGGCAACGCAGCCGGTAGCCTGGAAGTCCTCGAATGTGCAGGCGGTGGCGGTAATCATCTCGGTCGTCGTGCCGGCCGATGCTGTGATGTGCAGCCCGTTGATCTGATGGCCGGTGCTCTGTCCGCTGAACAGGCAGTTGGCGATCTGCACGTTTCGCACATTGTCGAACGTGACCAGGTAGGAATTTGCCGGAACATTCAGAATAGCGCCGTCGAACGCGACGTTGGTAAACTTGAGCCAGTTGAGCACCCCGGCCGCGGTTGAGGTAAAGACCACCAGGCCATAAAAATACGAGTTGTCGAACTGAAACTCACCAGACGCTCCAGGCGCTGCCTGGGTCATAATACAATTGACGGCGGTCGGGGCATTGACGCACTGAATGTTGTCGAAGTGGATGCCTTGGAGATAATCGCCAAGACTGATGCCGACACTGCCGTTGACTAGCGTGCAGTCGCGGATGCCTGCGGTAGTAGTGGGATGCCCCGCAGCCGTGATGGGCGAGGACGGATTTCCCTGGATAACAAGATGTGTTCCGAAACTTCCGGGATACATCGAATTGAGGCGACTGACGAACAGGCCGGCAGGTATTTGGATCAGCTGAATACCGACGCCCCAGAACTGCGTGCTGGACGTGGAAACAAGGGTGACATCCTCGATGATGACCGGTGGAGCGATGACACCAGGACCGGCGGTGGTTGAAACCGCCAATGCCTGCGCCGCACTGGAAGTTCCGGTCGTGCCGGTGATCGCAAAGGCAATGCCCTTGACGCTGATGGCGCCGGCCACTGGAGTGCCGCCGGAATTGGTCAGGTTGATAATCAGTCCGGATTGATTGGCGGTTTGCGTGATGGTGGTAAAGCTGGCGCCATCGCCCGCGAAGGCAATGCCCTGCGCTGCGGCGGTGGTGACGCTGAGTTGACTGCTGATATGGTAATTGCCTGACGGTAGATAGACCTTTACCGGGCGCGCGAGAGCCAGCGCCGCGTTGATCGCCGCCTGGATCGCTGTCGTGTCGTCGGTGGTGCCGTCGCCCTTGGCACCATAATCCTTGACGTTGATGACCTCGGCGAAGCGGTCCTGCACCGAGCGCGGCGTGGTAGCGCCGGTCGCGGTGACGATCAGCGGCTCGGTCACAGTGCCGCCGTTGCTGATGTTGCCCTGCGCAATCGCCGCGTTCAGCGCCGACGCAACCAGCACGTCACCGTGCGACCACGGATACACCGCAATGCCATCCGCACCGATCGTCACAGCACAGCCCCTTGATCCAAGGTGAACGCGCGGCCGAGCCCGTGCCCGACCAGCGACAGATCGCTGCGCAGGCGCCCGAGCGGAGCCGGCACGCCGAGTTGCGCGATCTGCACGTTCGCCTGCCGGATGGTGTTGATGGCCTGCTTGGCCGCCGCGACCTGATCCGGCCGCGCCTGCAGGCCGTAGGACATCTGCATGCGAACGCACATCGACCAGATCAATGCCTCGATGTATTCGTCCGGCAGGTTGAGCGGATCAGCCGTCGATACGTAGGTCGGCAGCGGCACCTTGAGCACCAGGAACAGGCCGTACATGCCGACCGGCGGCACCGGCCAGAAATACACCTGCCCGCTCGGGAAGCCGCTTTCGTAGTAGACCGCCGCCGGCATGCTCTCCAGCGACTTGACCGAGATCATCGCGTAGTCCTCGCGTGCGTCCATGACCTCGATCGGCACGTCGACGAGGTTGGGCGCCACGCCTGGGATGATGCGGACATAGGCGCGGCTGATGTGGTCGGGGCGGCCGGCAACGTCGAAGTCCAACCCCGGCCCGATGCTGTAGGTCATCGCGCCGGTGGATGCCGCCACGCTCACGGTCTGCTCGACGAACACCAGCCAGCGCTTCTTCTGCCACTGCGCGATCAGCGCACGCAGCAGATCGAGGAACGTGGAGAGGTCGTCGGGCATCGCGGACTGGCCGATGCCGAGAATACCCGACGCCTTGAGTACCGTCGTCGCGAGATCGCCGACGGTGTTGATCACGCCGACGCCACCGTAAACCAGGCGCCGGCGAGCGGCGACATGGCCACGTCGGACTTACCGGCGGCGAGTGCCACGCCGGTGCTACCGGCGACGCCGTTGATGGTGTCGGTCGTGCCGTTGGCCGCGAAGATCTGCGTACTCGCCGCCCCGGCATTGCTGATCCACATCAACTGCCCGCCGGTCGCTGGCGGAAGCATGCAGCTATCGCCGGCGGTCGCGCT